ATAGCCGTAATCGAATCCATCGATGGCGGCGTTAAATAATCGCCAACCGTTTCTACAGCATTATTGATATCATTAAAAACACCCATTGTTTATCTCCTAAGGATTTAAGTGAATAATAGCACCTTTGACCGTATGGTTCAAAGCAGATTCATCTGTTTTGGTGCCTAGTGTCATAATATTAGTGTTACCCCAAACTTCTACATCCCAATTTCCCCCGACTTTCACAATATAATTCTCTTCAACTTCTACGTTGTAATTACCGTCAACTCTCATATTACAATCTCCATCAACTGTAATGTTTAAATTTCCTTTCTCGTCATTCTTTTTCTTAATGTGTATGAATTCGTCACCAGCAACTATATGGTAATTATCAGAAACAATTTTAGTAACCTTTTGTCCATCAGGGTGAATTTCTTCAAACGTTCCTGACTTATGCCATTTCATCAATCGTTCTGCTTCTGGAGTATCATCCCACTCTTCAACATGTCCTGATTCACTTTCTCTTACATGATTAAATGGATATTCTGCGGCGAATGGATTCTCTGGTTCGTTCCAAACAACCTCTGAATTGGCAATACCAATCTCTTCATCTAATACTCTACCATCTGGATTCTCTTCTTCTTCAAAATCATCTAGTGGTGTCATTTTACTGAACCAATCTTGATTTTCGATAGGATCTTCAAAATCAACTACTGCTCTTCTATGAGTGTCTGGTTCTTTTAAATTTTCTTTTCTTGGATATTTCTTATTTGGGTCATTGAATCCGTCATTTCCAGATTCTTTTAGTGGATATCCACCCAATGTTCCCATTACGATAGGATCTTGACAATTCTTTCCATCTCTGAAGAATCCCACAACATGCGTTCCCTCAACAGGACCTAAAGGAGTTGTTCCTATTCCATTCATAGAGGCAGATGTTATTGGAGACATTGGATATGCCCACGGCAAATCATCAGTTGGAATTCCTTCAGTCAATCCTTTAATTCGTTTTTGTGTGTGAATTCCAAACATACGAACTCTAACCCTTCCTAAACGTAATGGATCATCCCTATCTTCTACGACACCAGTAAACCAAATAAAATTGTCGAAACCCATAAATTGCATATAATTATCTCCTACTTCTTATCTTTACAGTAATCGTACTCTGGAACATTTTCAAAACTATCTTTCATACATTCTAATGTCATCACATAACTAGACGCGGTTATTGTATGGTGAATTGCTGTTACTAACCAGTTACCACTCATGAACTTGTCATTTCTATCTTCTGAGGCTGCCATTCTCGAACTTACGTTGAGTTCGATAACATCTCCAGCCCATATGTTTGTGTTGCCTGGTATATCAAATTTTACTATATTTGTTCTCAATTCTGCCATTTTCATATCTCTATGAATATAATGAGATTTATCTTTCTTATCGTGAATTTGGTATAGATATTCATCAGGCATAAATCCTAAATTAGAATCAGGTACAGAAACGAATTGTTGAGCTCCATTTAACCCAGCGAATCCCATAGAAAACTCATCACCGTCATATTCAATTTCATAATTATTATAATCTTTTGTTATTATGTTATGTGTGAATAATTTGCCGCCATATAAACCATTTGCCATACTTTTAGCATGATTAAATCTTGAAATTTGTTGATACTTCTCAGCAGTATTAATTTTAACACTCATATCTGGACCAATGGTTTGTTCTTTCTGAATTTCACTAACATCTATAGATACTACTGGTTCGCCCTCTTTTAATTCATCAATCGTTTTAAAATGAAATCCTACGTTATTCTCAAAAAACAAATAATTAGATGCACCATCTACTGAAACTGTGTTCTTTGTTAAAAAATTCATTAATTTAAAAGGAGTCCAATTTGGCACTACAATATTTTTTGTATTCTTAGATTCTGTATTTGATTGTAAGTCGTCCCATATTCCAGTACCCAAGTCTAATATATTATAAGACAGATAATCAACTATTTCTGATGATGTCATAGAATTAAACGATCTACTTATTCTAGTCCTATTGTTTTTGTATAAAACAGGAGATACTAAATCAAACATACTAGAAGTTGTGTTTTTACCATCACCAAGACTGTAAATATCGTGATAGGAATTTACTCTGAATATTTTTTCAAAATTTGAAGTTTCTCCATCAATGTGTTTTGATGTATGCACTTCTATTTTAAATAAGTCAGTTCCTTGTCCTATGATTGCTTGTTTCTCTGCAAATCCTATATTATCATTAATTAAAACATGACCAATTATAGTCTCTTGGAAAATGCTTTCAAAAATAGAAACACTCATAACGAGATTGCTTATGTCCAAATCTTCTCCACACATGTTCGTGTAAGAACAAGACCACATGGACAGGGTCTTGGCATTAAGAGAAATAAGTGGATTATCTATTTCGCTCATTATCTATTCACCGTAACAGTTGGAATTTCTTTTATCAATTTTTTAAGTTCTTTCTCAATTTTGAACAAATCTTCTGGCCTTACTAATGATACTCTACGTTTGGTATCATTTTTATAAATCTCCCATTCTATATTAGTTATAGGAACTCTAGTAGCTTCTGCATTGTCATATTCGTATATATTGTACTCAGTGTCTTCCCAATGATGTATGTCGTTTATATTATCATATACTTTTTCTGAATATGCATACACTTCTCTTTCACTCATTAACCAATCATAAAATGGATCTATAACATTATTTGAAATCAATACTAACCACCAATAATCTATAGTTCCGTATGCACTTAAAGAAACTGCTTCGGGGGAATCCCCTTCTCTAATATCAAGTTGAAAATAACTATTAGAATAAGTATTAACAATCTTTGTAGTATTGAATTTATGTGTTATGTCTGCTATTAAAACACCATTATATGACATTTTTGGAAGTGTACCATAAAGTTGATTTTTTGCCATGATTATATTCCCAGATTTATGATATCTTGTTTAGTGACAGGTGTTATTTCTTTCAGGCTCATTGTTATTTGTGTTTCGATAGGAGAACCATCAGCATGTGCAGTCCAAGCACCTTGTGTTGTGTAATTAATTTCTAAATTTGTTATAAAACATTCTTTAGTTCTGTATAAGTGTTCATTAAGAAGACCATCATCTAGAAATGAAACTGTTACTGTGTGTGGTATACTCAATCTTCCGCCTAACCAAGGACCATCTGAGACCTTGCCTGCGATATTCATCATAGCACTTGATGACATAAGTTTCAACGCTTTGACAATAAGTTCGATTTCTTGCTGTTCTTCTGCACTTTTGGGAGTGAGTCTCCATGCAAAGTTGTGATTTCTTAGATTTTGTCCTTCATATAATGCTCCAGGAGCGTTATTACCCACAGTTGTACCTGACATTTTAGCTGCATTTGTTGTATGAACAATATTGTCTAACATACCCATACCTTTATACATCCAAGATTGTGCAGTTGAATTCATTAATGCTTGAAGACCGCCTAATCCATTTTGATTTCTATTAAATGTCATATCATTATCTTCTGAAAATTTACCAGAAAATTGAGCTGATAATGCTAATGGCATAGGCAATAACATTAACAATTCGTGAGTTCCGCCATTATAAGTGGTGTCACCCGAGTCAGTTGTAACTGCTTTACTTTTCCAAGACATGAAGTCCAATCTAGTTTGAAAACCACCAATAGACACTTCATCTAACGGAAACTGTAAATGGGACAATGTACCGCCTTCTTTTGGATTTTGGAATAACACAGATCCAGTATAGGCAGCAGCCATACCAACTGTTCCCTTGACTTTGTGTTTCCATAAAGATTGTCCAATCGTTTCTGCCTGTTTTCTAATAAAATTTCCAGCTGCGGTGATGGGTGATGGCATAAGAGATTTCTCCTGTTAGAATATTGTAGTGCAATTATATAATAACTATTTATATAAATACTTGTAATGAGTTACAAAGGCAAATACAAAGTTCGCAATAGGGAAAAATATGTTGGAAACGTAGATAATGTCCAATATCGCAGTTTGTGGGAAAGAACATTTATGAAATATTGCGATAACAATCCAGCAATTATTGCCTGGAATAGTGAAGAAGTTGTGATACCGTATTATAGTCCAGTTGACAATAAGATGCATAAATATTATGTGGATTTTCTTATAAAAACTCACGATATAGATGGAAATGTTAAACATGTACTCATTGAAGTAAAACCCGATAAGCAGACTAGACCTCCTAAGATGGGCAAAACTGCAAAAAGTAAGAACAGATATTTAAGAGAAATGAAGACATGGAAAGTCAATGAAGCAAAATGGAAACAAGCACAAGAATTTTGTAAAGACAGAAAATGGGAATTTAAAATTTTAACCGAAAAACACTTAGTAAAGTAACTATATGCCAGCAAACAGATTCGCCTCGAAGTCAAAAAGATTATCAAAGACCCAAAAGTCTAGACAATCAGCCGCATGGTTTAAAAGTAAAGTTGGTAAAGCATCACGCGGATTCAAAAAAGCAAAACTAGAAACAGGAAAGATGTACACCTTTGGATATGATGCTAAACACAAAAAGACATTACCGTATTGGGATAAATTTCCTCTGATTATTGTGCTTGATATTGCACCGCAAGGATTTATTGGATTAAACTTTCACTACCTTGCACCTAAAGAACGTGAGATATTTTTAAAGAAACTATTAAAATTCTCTACTGGTAAAGGAAATTCAGATAACCGCAGTTCAAAGGCGAAGTTTAATATCACTTGGGACGCGGTTAAAAGGATATCTGGAGCTGACAAGATGATACATAAATATCTATACAGCCAGGTAAAAACAACATTATTAGAATCACCACCAAACGAATGGGAAAATGTCATTTACTTGCCATATCAAAAGTTTGTCGGTGAATCAGCATCAACTGTTTGGAGTAAGTAAATGAACCTAGAGAACTTTCAAAATCAACTCAAATCTGGCGACTTCGCCCGGACTAATCTATATGAAGTTACCTTGGGCCACGTAAAGGGCCAGGATCAATTTTATCACTCTAAAGGTAGAGGATTCAATAAAGAAGATTTGAAATTCATGACCAAAGCAGTGACTTTGCCAGGGAAATCATTAGGCACTGTTGACACAAAACGATTTGGCGCTATATTTAAAGTTGCTAATGATGTTATTGTTGATACTGTATCTATGACTATTATCTGTTCATCAGACATGAGAGAAAGATTATTCTTTGAAGGTTGGATGAATTACATTTATAATATGAATAAAGATACTCATCTCGTGGGTATGCAAAGATTACGTGACCAAGGCGCAGAAACAAGAAATGGTTTTAGAATGGGCGACCTAACAGGACAAC